GTTTTAGACTCTACTTTAGATATTCCTTCGTGAGGTGAAAAATGGCACTACCAAATAAAGTTTTACCCGGCTTTTCAGCCTCTCTATACTGCCAGCCGGGGGCTACTCCAACCGTTTTAACAACGGCTAACCTTAGCGTTTATGCCTCGGTTTCCGCGATTGCTGTCTCTGGCAATCTTGTTCCGGTTGAGGCGATTCCTGCATTTGGTCAGGATGATGCAGTCGCTAACTTTTCAGTTGCCGGTTCGCGTCAATCTGACAAGATCCCGGTGCAGTCTGCGCCAACTTCCATGACGGTTGTGGCTGCGTGGAATCCAGCAGACACAAACCTTCTTTTACTTAGGGGCGACGCTTACAACGGAACCATTGACCGTACGTTTGTGATTGCTGCGACAGATGGAACCAATTACGTCTATTACGCTTTCAATGGCCGCGTCAGTCAGTGGACGATTGACCCTGCTCCTGGCGCAGAGGCTCAGGTTACTTTTACGATTCATCCAAGAGGCAATCAATATGGCTGGTCAAACAACACTTGATGAATTAGTGGCATTGATGGCGGAATTTAGGGGCGACCTTCATGCAATGGCAAAAGGGCATCCCTTTACCCTTCAAGAGGTGGATGCCGCCTTACAGGAAGCCAGCCCCGGCGGTGCCGAAGCAGTCTGTCTTTCAGTGTTGAGGGCTCATGCAAAGAGCGAGTGATGATCTGCTGGCTTACCTAGTCACGCAAGCCCAAACCGGTTCTAAGAACTGGTTTGGGTATCCTCAACAAAGGCTTATCAACATTAGCCTTTGCCACAAGATTGCAGAAAACCATGCGCCAGACATGACACCAGACGAAGTAGTAAATTATGTAATTCGTCTTAACGATCTAATCTTCAAAAAGATCGTGACCAATGGGAAAGATTGAGGTTAAAGGTTTCCGAGAGTTTGAGGATTCGCTTTTAGAATTAGCTCAAGAATTCGGCACGACCAAAGCTAGGCGATCATTACTTCCCGGTCTTAAGTCTGCGATGGAACCTGTCAAGGCCGCGATCCGCGCAAGAGTTCCTGTCGATACTGGAAAGCTACAACTTAAAGTTCGCAACGGCGCGAAGGTTGCAACGGGCAAAGACAAAAAGAAAAAGTACCTTACCCGCGACACTATTGCTTTCGGGTTTGTCGACGTTGGTGTTGGTTATAAAGATGCTAAAGGTGAGTACAGACCCGCAGCCGAGGCTATAGAATTCGGTACAGCAGAGGTTCCTGCTAGGCCGTTTATACGAAACAGTTTTCAATCAATGGCAAGCTCCGCTCTTGATCGGTTAGCGTCTCTTATGAGCGCTCACATGGATCTTTGGGCGGCAAAACAACGAGCAAAGGTTAGAAAATGAGATTACAAGACAAATTCGGTTCTTCGTTCCAAAGACAGAAGTACGCTGACATCGATTTTGCTGGTCATGCGCTAAAGGTTTATCTTCCCACCAGGAAGGAAATGCTTGAGCTTGAAGGCAAGATCAAAAACCCTCCTGATGCTCTGTTAGAGCAGGAATACGCAAAGCTAGTCGACACGTTTGAGAAGCTGTACAAAATCAACAAGACGGTAGAGGTTGAGCGTAAAGACGACGACATTGTGGTCGAGGGGCGAAGCCTGAAAGAAGCCTCACGGTTCAAAGCCCAAGAGATCATGCGTGAGATTGCGCTCATAAACTTAGTTGGTTTCGAGGAAGGGCAAGAACTTTTTGCGCTTTCTTACGAAGACATTTCCGAATCGTTTTCTCCGGCTCAGATCAAACACCTTACCGATCTGATCGAGAAGGCGGTGAATCCAGACTACAAGGAAGTCGAAAAAAACTAAAGCGGTCACTATATCGGCAGATTCGGGCGGCGATGATCTTTAACGGTCAGTCTCCCGAAGTCATAGACAGTCTTGATGTAGTGACCACGCGAGAGTTAGAATTGATGTACCGTGATGGCATGATTGGCGCGAGACAAAACTTAATGTTGATCTCGCATCTGATGGCGATTGTTTACAACGCGTTGTCTAAAAACCCGATCAAGAGCCGTGAGTTTTTCCCGCACTTGGAGGAATATTTCGTACCTCCAAATTACATGACAAGACAAGAGCGCGACTTCCTAGCATTCACAAGTCTGCCAGGGTTTAAGTCAGAGTTTTTAGACATCTTAGGGGGAAACAATGGCCGGTAAGCTAATCGCAGCCCTTCAAGTCGCGTTAGGTCTTGAGAGCGCAAAGTTCGTTCAAGAGATTGACAGGGCTAAAGCCAAAACCCGCGAAATGAAAGTCAGTGTCGACGTTCTCGGTACTGCGATGGGAGCTCTACGAAGCCCAATGTTACTAGCCGCCGCTGCCGCTGGAGCGTTTGCCACTTCATTTTTCAAAGCCGCAGATGCGGTTAATGATTTTGCCGAAGGCTCGGGTCTAGCGATTGAGGAAGTCTTAGCATTGCAAAGCGCGATGGTGCAATCGGGGAAAGAAGCCGATAACGCCGCGCAGATGTGGGATCGCTTTTCGGTAACGCTTGGTGCTGCCGCAGACGGTCAAAAGGAACAGGCAGATCTGTTTAGAGAGTTGGGCGTAAGTATTGCTGACGCTGGCGGTCTGTTAAGACCCGAAATCGACATCTTCCGCGACCTAACATCGGTTCTTTCTGGCATGAGCGCCGGCGCGGAACGGGCTCGATTGCAGGTTCAATTGTTTGGCAAGCAATTCGGCAACTTAGATATTTCCAAGATCGATCAGCTTTCAAGAAATACCGATAAGTTCTCAGGCGAAGCAAAGAAGGGTGTATTGGCTATCGGTGAGATAGGCGACGCTATTGACCAGATGACCGAGAAGGCGAAGATCGGCTTTTTAACCCTGATGGGCAAAGCGCGAGATGCCTATACGGGGATCAAAAAGTTTCTTGGCTTTGGTGAGGAAGAACCTGCCGTTCCCGCTCCAGTGGTTGGCGTTACGCAGGGTGGCAGGCAATCTGGAACAAGAGTTAAGGCCGTAAAAGATTCTGGCGCTGAGTCTGCCGCTAAATCGTTAAAGACTTATCTTGAGGGCTTAGACGCGCAGATTCTTAAGTTGAAAGAAGGCGAAGAAGCTGCGTTACGGTTTGAGGCTGCAAAGCAAGGTGGCCCTGCCGGTCTTGCCAAGATGGAGGAAATAATCCGTTTACGCCGAGAGGAAGCAGAGCAGCAAGAAGAAATGATGAGGCTTACAAAAGAAGCCAATCAAGAACTTGCCGCTATGGAAGATTTGCGGAAGATGCGCCAGGATCAAATCGTCAAGGATTATGAGCGCGAAGTCGAGATTGAAAAAGAACGTATGCAAGTGATGTTAGACCTTAGCCAGCAAGCGGAGATCATGGCTAATAAGCAATGGGAAGACATGCAGGAAAAGAAAAAAGACGGGCAAGAGCAATTAGAAATGTTAGAAGACATTCGGGATGGGTTTAAGTCAATAGGCACAACGATTGTCGAGGCATTCATGTCGGGCAAGTCTGCCGCGCAAGCATTTAAGTCTGCTCTTTCTTCACTTCTGCAAAAGCTAGCATCTAGATCGCTAGATAAATTCTTAGACACTATTTTCAAATCAGATATGAAAGGTGCTCCGTCTCTGTTTGAGAACTTTATGTCTAATGTTCCCGTTCTTGGCGGTCTATTTGGTAAGCGAGCCGGCGGCGGTCCGGTCAACTCTGGCGCTCCGTATCTTGTCGGAGAAAGAGGGCCGGAGTTATTTGTTCCAAGCATGGCTGGTCAAGTGGTTCCGTCTTACGCAATGAGCGGAACATCCACGGTCAATAATTACAACATACAAGCAATTGATGTGAAGTCATTTGAAGATCGAATCATGGGCAGCAATCGAGCGGTTTGGGCGGCTAATTCTTACGCTCAGAAATCGCTCTCACCGCGAGGCAGAGCATGAGCTTCCAAACCATCCTAGACATCAGCCAGACCATCACGGTAAATAACCGGCGCATGGTCGGCCAGCAATACTCAAGATCGGGGCAAGTAAGAACGGCGCAGTACGTTACATCTGTCCCTTGGGTGTTCACTGTCAAGCCTCACGCTTTCCTTTATTACCCACAAGTTCGAGACGTAATTCAAACCATTGACAACCTCGACAGGCAGACAGCGGCAACCATTACGTTTAGCTCAACAAACCTTGAATGGTTTACGGCTTATCAAGGTGGTCTGACAAGCGGGCAAGCGGCAGCACTTACCCTTGCTTCTGTGCCGGCGGCGAATGCAACAACGATTTCAGTGGGCAATCTTCCTGCGGTTGGAAGCTCGGTAATTGTGTTCAAGGCTGGCGACTTCATCCAGTTGGGCAGTTATCCCTACAAAGTCACTACACAGGTTTTGAGAGGCTCAGGATCGACCGTTAACGTAACTTTGCATAGGCCGGTGATTGGTACACCTACAGCGGGAACTTTAACAGCTGTAGGGTCTGCTTGTACGTTCTCAGTGGTTGCTGAGGTTTGCCCGACTTACACATTAAGACCAATGACGAGCGGGGCGTTTGTTGATTGGGATGCTGATTTCGTCTTTAGGGAGAATGTGCAATGAGTACCCCAATGACAGCGCTTTCAAGCGCGAGCATTACCCACGGCGAATTTGTCAAACTGACAACCTCAACGTCTACCTATACATTCTGTAATGCTGCCGCCGCAATCACTGTGGGCGGGAATACGTTCTCAGGATTAGGGAGCCTTCTTTCTGTGGGTGCGGTCAATCGAGAAATCAAAGCGACTTCGATTGACATGATGATTGGTCTTATAGGTATTGATCCGGCGAACATTTCGTTAGTCTTGGGAACCAACATCAAAGGCTCTACTGTAGAGATTTGGCGCGGCTTCTTCGACTCTAACTATCAAATTATCACAAGCCCATCGACACAGTTTTTCAAGCGCTATCAGGGCATCGTTTCTAATATTTCTATCACCGAAGATTGGAACGAAAACATCCGCAGCCGTACGGCTACCGCGTCGATTTCTTGCACTTCTTTTCGGTCCATCTTGGAAAACAGAATTGCAGGAATCAAAACAAATCTGACTACTTGGCAGCAACGCTACGCATCCGACGCGAGCATGAGCCGCGTGGCAGCAATTAGCGGTCAATACTTTGACTTTGGAGCGCCGCCTAAGTCTGGTTCGCAATCAGATCCGGGAACCGTTCAGCCATCACAAACCGATCCAAACGATATAAGCCAAGCCGGATGAGATACGCCACAAAATACGATATGCCGCATCTTATTGAAATGATGAAGGCTTACGCCGATGAAGCAGGAATAGAAACTCTAAAGCAAAACCAGAACGAAGGGCATGTTCGTGCGCTCTTCTACGAGATGATCAAAGGCCGAGGTTTTGTGCTTATAGACGATCAGTTTCGAGGGTTCTTGGCGGCTTATGTGACTAGTAACTTTTGGAACAGATCCGTTAAAGAGCTGCATGAGGTGGCGTGGTGGGTAGTTCCTGAGTTTAGAGATACATCCGTTGGGGGAAGGCTTTGGCTAAGGTTTAACAAACTTGCTCAAGACATGCTAGACCAAAAAAGGGTTCAGATTGTCTGTACAAGTCTTATGCCGAATTCGCCCAATATTGATTACACAAGATACAACTTCAAACCCATGCAAGCGACCTTCTTTCGAGAGTAGATCATGCCAGCATCCATTATCTTAGCCGCAGTAGGTGTTCAGTTAACGGGCGTTGCGTTGGCAGCAGCGACGTTTGCCATCAACTTTGCGGTGTCATTTGTCGTTACTCGGGCATTTGGAGCTAAGCCTCCGCAGTCTCAAGATACCGGTGCAAGACAGCAAGTTCCTCCTGCTAGCAACAATTCAATTCCTGTCGTTTATGGCGATGCGTGGTTAGGAGGTACGTTTGTCGACGCGGTGCTTTCTAGCAATCAAAAGACAATGTATTACGTTATGGCGATATCTTCCATATCGTCCGACGCTTCCGCAACATTTTCCTATGACCGTACAAAGTTTTACTACGGCGATAGATTGGTCACTTTTGACGGAACCGACCAAACAAAAGTTGTTTCTCTTACTGATGGCGATGGAAATGTAGATACAAAGATCAGCGGTAATCTTTACATCAGTCTTTATACATCAACGAATGCTGGAACCATAACCGCAGTGAACGGAACCGCTCCTAACGTGACAATGGGAGGGGCGGATATTCCTGTCGCTTTGCGCTGGCCCTCATCTGGCCGGCAAATGAACGGATTAGCTTTTGCAATTGTTAAATTAAATTACAACGCAGACGCAGGGACAACCGGTCTTCTTCCGATCACCTTTTATTGCTCACATTACCCCAAAGGCGGGTCAGTGGCAAAGCCTGGGGATGTTTGGTACGACTACATGACCGACGCTCGCTACGGCGCTGGCATGACGGGATTGGTTGACTCTACAAGCGCAACCGCTCTTAATACTTACTCTGATCAGACCATCACCTACACGCCAGCCGGCGGAGGGTCTGCTACACAAGCTCGATACAGAATCAACGGGGTGGTTGATACTGGTAGACCGGTGCTTGATAACGTCGAAAAGATGTTGGAGTGCTGCGATTCTTGGATGGCATATAACGCGGCGTCTGGGCTTTGGTCGGTTGTTATAAACAAGGCTGAATCGTCCACTTTCTCATTCAACGATACAAATCTAATCGGTGAGATCAGAGTCTCTGCTATAGATATAAATCAGCAGATAAACCAGATACAAATTGAGTTTCCGTCTAAGTTAAACAGGGATCAACCCGACCTTGTTTACATGGAAACCCCAGCGGGACTTCTGTATCCCAATGAACCGGCTAACAAGCAGACCACAACGCTAGAGTTTACGAATGACTCTGTGCAAGCCCAGTATTTAGGAAATCGCAGGCTAGAACAAGCCAGAGAAGATTTGATCGTTACGATTACTGCTACTTATCCTGGCATTCAAGTGGATGCTGGTGATGTCGTTGATATTACTAACGCAGACTACGGTTGGACTAACAAACTGTTCCGGGTTATGAAAGTCTCGGAAGCGACGGTCGATGATGGCAATCTTGGCGCGACGCTGGAACTTTCGGAATACAACGCTGTAGTTTATGACGATGCAAGTATTACAGCGTTTACGGCAGCTCCAAATTCTCAGCTTCCTGCTGCTGGTTACATTTCTGCGGCGAATGCTCCTGTCGTTACGAATCCTCAACCGTCGCAACAGCCGCCTACGTTTGATGTCATCTGCACAATTCCAGCAACAGGAAGATGCACAAGAATAGGTTTGTACTACACGACAGTAGCGACTCCGGCGGATTCGGATTGGAAGCTGTGGAATATTGCTCAGCTTATTAACGGCGAAACATTTGTTAATAGCTCAACCTATACTTTTACTGATATAAATTTAGCGCCAGATACTTATTATTTTGGGTTCTTGGTTGGCAATGATGTAAGTTTGGTTAGATCTGCTTATTCGGGTTCTTTTGTATGGTCGCCAACTCCGGCTGCCGGGCCCACGGGCCCCACGGGGGGGTCTGGGCCCACGGGCCCTACCGGAAGTTCTGGGCCAACAGGTGCCCCGGTAGATGTTCAAAGAATTGTATTTTTACAGCAAAGTCAGGTAAGTGGGTATCCCGCCACTCCCGCACCAACCACCGGGCCTTCTTCCGTCCCTTCTGGTTGGACTGCAAGTATGCCGACGATTGTTATCGGGCAGACAATCTGGGCTTCTTACGGTAGCTATTCACCGACAACAAATATAACAACATGGCAAGTACCGGTGGCTTTCAATGTCTTTCAATCCATATTGTCTGACAATTGGAATGGAGGGTTCCCGCCATTTGCTCAATTTACTGCAAACTTTACCTCGGGAACAAGCACAAGCACGATGACCGTCACTTCGGTAACGACGGGTCGAATATCAATTGGAATGGTCTTGTATGCCTACAACTATACGCAGGGCATCGAATATTTTGGAACTGTTTCTGCAAACGGAACCGGCTCAGGATTGACAGGGACTTATGTAATTACATTAAGCACAACCTTTCCGGTTTCTGTATCAGGTTGGACTGTTACTGGCTGGAACCCTGGAACGGCTGGATGGTACTTAGATAAAGATTCTGGCGCAGCGGTTGTTAATCGCGTTTATTCAAGAGGGCTTGCAAGATTTGAGGGCGCATCAACTGGTTCAAGCGGAGAACCGGCTGTTGCCATTAATTCTCAATTTTCACAAGACCTTGGTATTTCTGTAAAAGGTATATCTGCGGCTATTCAAGCATCATCTGATAGTGGTTATGGAGTTTCTGCATCCACATATTCATCGTCTGCGGTAAGGGCTTCTGCTGGAATTGGTAAAGGCGTCGAGGCTTACGGAAACAATTCGGCGGCTTTGGCTGGATATTTTGTCAATTCGTATAACGGAACATCTTTAGAAACGAGGGCAAGCGGAGGAAGCAATTCTCAAGCGATATACGCGCTAGCGACGGGAGCGGGCACTAAAGCCATTGTTGGCACTGTTGCATCTGGTGACGCAAATTCTAGATCTGGATTTTTTAGTGGCGCGACATTTGAATTAAATTCAAATATATCTGTAAGGTGGAATGGCTATACGATTGCAGCGCCAGCGGGTAGCACATCTACCTTTTTGAGAAATGATGGAACTTGGGCATCCCCAAGTGCTGCCGGACCCACGGGTCCCACGGGTCCCGCTGGGCCACCCGGCGCGACTGGAGCGACAGGTCCGACCGGAGCTTCTGGAGCTGTGTCTAGCGTTTCTGCGGGCGTTGGCATTTCTGTCAGCACAATCGGCAGCGCGGTAACTGTCACGAGCGCAATACCATCGTTTGCAACCGCAGCTAGAGGTTCGTCATTTTTTGGTTATCAGCCAAGAGCTGGCGGCACTTTAACGGCGATGAATACAAATGCAAACGGTGGTTTGTATTTCACGACATCAAATTCGATCACGTCAGTTGATTTGTATTACGGAAATGTTAATGAGATTTTGGTCACATATCTTGCTGCTGTTTCTGACAGAACCACAAAGCACGATATACAACCAGAGACGAGAGGTCTAAGTTGGATCAATCAATTAAAGCCGATTGTGTATCGCAAAAACGTTCATCCAGCTTCAAGGCTGCATGGTTTCGTTGCGGATGAAGTTGAATCAATCACAGATGATGATGAGACAATTATCGTGCCTGACGCAAGAAACATTCAAAACATTGATTACAACCAATTTATAGCGCCGCTTGTCAAGGCCATACAAGAGCTATCCGAAGAAGTAGAATCGTTAAAACAAAAAATAAAATAGCCTATTGTTGCGCTAAGAATCGTTAGTCGGCAAATAGAAAAGGACAAAACATGAAAATTTGCGTGTACGCAATTGCAAAAAATGAAGAGCAATTTGTAAAAAAATTCTGTGATTCGGCAAAAGATGCCGACATGATTTTAATTGCTGACACAGGATCGACGGATAACACTGCGAGCTTAGCTAGGGGATGCGGCGCTACTGTCTACGATATATCGGTTAAACCTTGGCGTTTTGACTTGGCGCGAGATACGGCGCTATGTCTTATTCCTGGCGACTACGATGTTTGTGTTTCTCTAGACTTGGATGAGGTTTTAGAACCCGGATGGCGCGAGGAAATTGAACGGGTATGGACCCCAGAGACAACTAGACTTAGGTATAAGTTTAATTGGGGGCACAACATTCTTTTCTTTTATGAAAAGATTCACCATCGAGTTGGCTATCATTGGCATCATCCGGTGCACGAATACCCAAGACCCGATCAGCGCACAAAGGAAGTCTATGCGTACACTGACAAACTCTTGGTTTCACATCATCCTGATCCAACTAAAAGCCGGGGGCAGTATTTAGACCTGCTCAGGATGGCGGTAAAAGAAGATCCGCGATGCCCTCGAAACGCTTTTTACTTTGCGCGAGAGCTAACCTTTTATAGTCTTTGGGATGAGGCTATTGCTGCATTGAATTCTTATCTTGCTATGCCTGAAGCCACTTGGCAAAACGAACGATGCTATGCCATGCGACTATTGGGGAAGGCTTACGATGAAAAGATTGATTACTGGCAATCTTTGAAGTGGTATCGCATGGCTATTGCAGAAGCTCCAGGCACTAGGGAGCCTTGGGTTGATTTTGCAACGTCTGCATACCGAAAGCATATGTGGAAAGAGTGTTTCCACGCTTCCACGATGGCGCTAGAGATCAAAGATAAAGAGCTGGTTTACACCTGTGACCCTGAAGTATGGGGATCAAAGCCTTATGACCTAGCGGCAATCTCGGCGCACAATTTAGGACTCAAAGAAGAGGCGGTGCGTTACGGTCAAGCGGCTGCGGAATTATCACCAAATGATGAGAGGCTCAAAAATAACCTAGCTTTTTACAAGCAAGCAATGTTAAAATCGTGAAAAGACACGATAGCCATGCTGTCCTGCGAGTGGGTAGGCAGCGTTAATTACCGAGTGAGGGATAATGGCTATATTTGCAAAGAACACGCTTACGCAAGTTAGCGGGTTCAATAATCAAATTATTGCTGGTGAGCTTGTCTACAACCAGAGGACTTATTGGAACATTACGCTTTCCAATGAGGACGGAACGCCAAACAATCTTACTGGCGCGACAATTACAAGCCAGATTCTCCGTAGGCAGCTGTCAAACGTCAAAGATAGCCGATACGGATTGACTTTTGATATAGCAGATTACACGCCTCCTCCGTCCCCCGTTAGTCTTACGATTACAAATCAAAACCTTGCTGGCGGCTCATTTACGTTGGTGATTGATGAATCTGCGTGGTCGGTTCTTTCAACCGATCCTGAGTTGGACATCAATGCAGTCAATCCGGTTGGATTCTCCGGCAATATCAAAATTTCCATTCCTGCTAGCGGTTCAACTCCAGCGCAGGATTTGATCATCTTTTTGTTGTTCTTGATTCGTTCTGATGGGGTGACCAATTGAGCGATGTCAATATGGTTGTAACGTCAGGCAATCAAATTGCTTTGACTATTGACCAGGGCATTATTGGGCCCACCGGACCGGCGGGCCCAGCGGGTGGCCCTACGGGCCCCACGGGTCCGATTGGTGGTGTTGGTAGCGTTACATGGACAGGCGGTATTGTTTCTGTGGCAAACCCAACATCAAGCCCTGTGCTGTCTGTCTCAGGTACAACGGGCGGTATTCCTTACTTTGTGTCAGATACGGAATGGGTTTCATCTGGCGCATTAGGGACTGACGTTTTGTCGGCGTTGCAAATTAACTTGAACGCCACTGGCGGTATGGTTACGAGCAATGGATCGGCTACCTTAACAAGTAAGCGCATTGACCCAAGGGTAAATAGCACTGCTACTTTAACCACGGTTACGCCTTCCATTGCTCTTTATGATCAGTACGACTTTACCGCCTTAGCTTCATCTCTTTCCATTTTGGCTCCGGTTGGTTCTCCTCTTAACGGAGATAAATTGATCTTTAGAATTCTTGATAACGGAACGCCGCGCTCTTTAACGTGGGACCCAATTTATCGAGAGATAAGCACTTTGCTACCGGCGGCGACAATTGCCGGCAAAGTGATTTATGTTGGTTGCATCTACAATAGTAATAGTTCTTATTGGGATGTGATCGCGGTGGCTATTCAAACTTAAGGAAAAATCATGGAAATTGCAAAATCAGTTGATATTGTTTCTGGCGAGTTAATTTCGCGTCCGCAGCTAGGCGAAGGTTTGGTTGCAATGGGCAAATACTTTGTTGAGTGCTACGACAAAGATGGCAATTTGAAATGGTTTGATGAAGCTCCCAATCTGGTTGTCAACACCGGTCTTCAGTACATGGCTGGTACAGCGCTGGATGGCGCTACGGCTCGCATAACGTCTTGGTATGTTGGTTTAGTCACTGGCCCAGGCAGCGGAACAACTTTTGCGGCGGCAGATACTGCGGCTCTACACGCTGGTTGGAGTGAAAATACAACTTACAGTAATGCGACTAGGCCTGCGGCAACTTTTGCCGCCGCTACCACGGCTAACCCTTCGGTTGTTACTAACTCGGCTAGTAAGGCATCGTTTAGTATTAACGGATCAGCGACGATTGCCGGTGCTTTTCTTATAAGTAATGACACAAAAGGTGGCACATCTGGTACGCTATTCTCCGCTTCTGACTTTACGGGCGGCGATCGAACTGTGGGCAGTGGTGATACTTTGCAAGTTACTTACACGTTTAGCTTAGCGGCGGCATAAGATGGCTTTTGTTGTTAAGGATCGTGTACAGGAAACTTCGGTCAGCACTGGCACAGGGACAATAACTCTAGCTGGTGCTGCAACTGGGTTTCAATCGTTTGCTGTCATTGGAAACGGCAACACGACCACTTACACTATTGCAGATGCCGCCGGTTCTGACTGGGAAGTTGGGATCGGAACTTATACTTCAAGCGGAACGACCCTTTCTCGGGATATAGTGCTGTCTTCCAGCAACTCAGGAAGCCTTGTTAACTTTGGGGCCGGGACTAAAAACGTATTCGTAACGCTACCATCTAGTCGGACTGTATATCCTGCTGCAATTGCGGCGATGATCTTTGGGTAGGAACTGATATGGCCGCACCAAACTTACTTTCTCCGACCACGATTAACGGCAAGTCGGTAACGGTTGATTTAAGTTCTACATCAGCCACGTCCATCCTAAGCAACGCTGCGTCTTCGGGCAAGGTTTTAAAAGTCAACTCGCTTTATGTGGCTAACGTAGACGGAACTTCGGCTGCGGAGATCACTATTAATTATTATTCGGCTGCGGCTCTTGGTGGTACGGCTACACAGATTTGCTCGACGGTTGCTGTTCCTGCTGACGCGACGTTGGTTGTGGTTGATAAAGATGCTTATATTTATTTGGAAGAGAACACATCGTTAGGTGCTACGGCTGGTACGGCTAACGACTTAAAAGTGTTTTGTTCATACGAAGATATTAGTTAGGAGCAGCCATGCCCAGAGGTAACGGCGGGATTATTGGCCCAGTTAATACGTCATTCTCTGGCGTTTGGTCTTTAACTGAAGCACAGCTCAGACGAAGCGGCGGTACATGGCCTAATTTTTATGCCGCGCTATTAAGCGAATCTGCTACAGGCACAGATGTTTTTTCTGGCGCAGATGCCGCTGACCCCTATTTTGAATACACCACGCTCCTGCTTCCAGGCAACGGTACGAATGGCGCACAGAACAACACGTTCTTAGACGGTTCTACCAATAACTTCACCATTACCCGCAACGGCAATACGACACAGGGTACGTTCTCACCGTTCAGTCAGACGGGGTGGGGGAATTATTTTAACGGCACAAATGCTTACTTAACGCTTCCGTATTCAACGGCGCTTCAATTTACTGGTGATTTTACTGTTGAGTTTTGGGTTTATGTTGTTTCAAAAATAGCCTCATTCCCAACAATCGTAAATAACTACAGCACTTACACTACAAACGGTGGCTTTGCAATTTTTGCAAGTCATAACGGTGGAACGGCTGGAAAATACAATGTGGCATTTAACGGATCATTTCCAGTAATAAATAGTACAACAAGTATTGCTTATAACACTTGGCAGCACATTGCGTTAGTAAGAAGCGGTACAGGATCAAACAACATAACTTTGTATGTTGATGGTGTAGCAAATGGCACAGCTTCTTCAAATGCAACTGTAACAGGAACTGCAAATAACTGGTGGATTGGGACTGGCGGGGATGGTGTTGCTAGTGGATATTTAAACGGATATGTATCAAATTTACGTGCTGTTAAAGGTGTGGCTGTTTACACAGGAGCCTTCACTCCACCAACATCACCACTAGCAACCACACAATCGGCGGGAACAAACATATCTGCAATCACAGGAACTCAAACATCCCTCCTCACCTGCCAATCCAACCGCTTCATAGACAACAGCACTAACAACTTCACCATTACCAGAAACGGTGATACCAGAGTAGTCGCCTTCTCCCCATTCAACCCCACTGCATCGTGGTCTGCTGCGACTAATGGTGGGTCAGGGTATTTTGATGGTAATGCGGATTATTTGAGTGTTGATTCAACAGCGGAATCTGCATTAAATTTAACAGGGACATTTACATTAGAGTTTTGGTTCTATCGTAACGCCACAGGAGATATGTATTTCTTTTCAAAAGGCGGTGGTGTTGATGGATGGAACGCGACAAATGGAATTGCCTATCAAGCGTTTATTGATACAGGAACATTGTATTTCCAGTTTTATACGGGTTCAATAGTTGCTGTAAACGTAACTGCGCCGCCTATTTTGCAATGGAATCATTTTGCTATTGGTAGAGATGGGACTACCCTTCGTGGGTGGTTAAATGGGTCAAGTATTGGGACAACAACCTCAACCCCTACCCCTCCCACAACAAGAAACGTAATGAGGGTCGCGGCAAATACCGTAAACGGTAAAGTGCTAAATGGTTACATGGCAGGCTTAAGAATTGTTAATGGTACAGATGTTTATGGTGTCAGTAATACAACCATCACAGTCCCCACCGCACCACTCACCGCCATCCCCAACACCAGCCTCCTCCTCAACTTCACCAACGCCGGTATCTACGATGCTACAAGTAAGAATGACTTGGAGACGGTGGGGAATGCTCAGATAAGTACGGCTATCTCTGCTAAGTGGGGCAGTGGGAGTATGTACTTTGATGGAACGGGGGATTATTTAAACACTCTTTCAACTTGGGCTATTAGTGGTTCGGAAGCATATACATTAGAAGCTTGGATATACCCAACAACTGTTTCTGGGGATTTATGTATTTACGAAACAAGATCAAGCTCCGGAACTGGTTTTGTTCTTTTCATTAATTCTACTGGCAAATTACAGGTTTATGATTCTACGGGTCTGCTGCAAACAGCATCCACCACTACGTTAACTGCTAATACGTGGACGTATATAGCGATGGTGAGAAGCGCAGGATCATCGACCAATACGTACTATGTCAATGGAACAAGCGCAGGTACTTTTACATTAGCTTCTTTTGCCGCAGCAACAAACGCAAGAATAGGAGCAAGAAACGATGGTGTTGCGGCTTATAACGGGTACATGCAAGACTTCCGCATCACCAAAGGCTACGCAAGAATTATCACGGCTTCACCAACAGCAGCCTTCCCAACCCTATAGGACTAGACCATGCAATACTGGACAAAGAACGGGTCTATCCCAAGCACTGAAACGGATGGCACAGAAGGCTGGCAACAGGCTCCAGCACCACCGGCAGAGGTTCCTGAAGGTAAGGAACTTGTATGGCTAAACTGGGAATGGGTCATCCGTGACCCTAAGCCAGCAGACAGAGCAGGCTATCAGTGGAACTGGAACCATGCGGACAGGGCTTGGGTTGAGAGTGCTTGGCAAACCGCACCTTCTGAAGAAATACCCATTACAATCCCAGTAACCACCGATCAAATCATCAACCTCACGACTGCACAGCTATAAGGCAACAATGTGTTCGGTTTTAGCGCTTATGCACAAACCCCATATGCGAGTACCGCAGGCGCAGTAACCCCAAGCGCTGACAATCTGGTCAATGAATCAGCGACCGGCACAGACCTTTTAGATTCCCTCCTTGATGCACAAGCAGCCGTAGCTGAAACAGCAACTGCATCAGATACCACCCAAGCAATTAATGTTATTGACGTTTCCATCTCGGAAACGGCTTCGGGTTCTGACGCAACTGTTGGTTCTGACTTCGTTGTTAGCTATCTCATCATCGCTGGTGGCGGTGGATCGGGCGGCTCGGGCACAGGGACCACGATGGGGGCCGGTGGCGGCGGCGGTGGGTTCCTTGAAGCTTTGAATGCTTCCTTCGATTTAAGCACTGCTTATACAGTCACGGTCGGTACAGGCGGTTCAGGCTCGGCTACAGGTGTTGCCGCACAAAATGGTGGTAATTCTGTATTTGCTTCCCTCACTGCGTTGGGTGGTGGTAAAGGCGGTAATGGCGTTTCTGTTGCCGGTGGTAATGGCGGCTCTGGTGGTGGTGGTTTCTCATCTTCTGGCCCCGGCGGTATAGGTTCTCAAGGTGGCAATGGGGGTAATGGCTCAAGCATCGCTATGGGCGGTGGCGGTGGCGGTGGTAACGGCAATGGTGCTGCGGGTAACGCAGGTGGCGCGGGTGGTGCAGGTAGGCTTTCATCAATCACATCTGCTTATTACGCAGGTGGTGGCGCGGGGGGTAACTCAAACGTATCGCAGCCAGGGGGTATCGGCGGTGGGGGTAACTCCGGTTCTTTTCTTGTTGCAACCCAAGGTACTGATGGTCTAGGTGGTGGCGGTGGTGGCGTATATGGCAGTGCAACGGGTAAACGCGGCGGTAATGGTGTTGTTGTCCTGCGGGTTAAAGACACTTACAACGCAACTTTTTCTGGGGTCACATACTCCACAGTAACTTCAGGTGGTTTTAACACCTACACCATCACGGCTGGCTCTGGAACAGTAACGTTCAGCTCGGGTGCTATAGAAGGTGTAATTTCCGAAACGGCTACGGCTACAGACAGTATCTCCACGCTAGCCACACAAAACGTCGAAGAAGCAGAGACAGCTACAGCTACCGACGCTGTAGAAACAACCCTATCAGCACAAGTTGATGTAGCAGAAACCGCAACTGGTGCAGATGCTACCGCTGCAAACATATCGTTTGATGTTGCCGCCGCTGAAAGTGCGATTGGCGCGGATATTACGGATTCAAATGTTGTTTACCAAGACTCTGTTGATGAGTCAGCCACGGCAAGTGATGCGGTAGATAGCGAACAAATCAAACTGGGTTTAATTTCTGAATCGTCTAGCGCATCCGACGGTACAGAATCACTTCATACTTTAGTCGCGCTTGTATCCGAAGTTTTAACGCTAGAGGATTTGACGACTAACGAGGCAATTTTAGAAGCAAGCGTTGCTGAAACCGCTCTTATTTTTGATGCAACCGGTCTTGAAGAAAGGGTAGATGAGTTTGCAATAGCTAGTGACAGCATCACTTCAGATCAAATTCATGATGGCGCAATTAGTGAATCATCTATAGCTTCAGACGTTATTTTTTCTAGCAACATTATTCAAGCTGAAATTGCGGAAAGCGCAATTGGTAGCGATGAAACAAATCGAGGTGTTGCATATCTTTCAAGTGTTAACGAATCGTCCACTGCTGCTGACGCCTTTGATGCGGAAAATTTAATTTCCGCTAGTGTTTTCGAGTCTTGCTCTATAAGCGATCAGGTCATTACAATCTGTGCATTTGATACGGTAACGATAGAGTCTTGCACGATCATTTCCTCAGCTATCAGCGATGGTGTTGCACCATCGCAGACTTTCTTATTGTTCTTCACGTAGGTAAAAATGGACTCTCAGACGCTGCTTAACATTGCCTTTGGTGTTCTCTCTGCTGCATTCGGTTGGTTCTTCCGTGTGGTTTGGGAAGCTCAGCAAGAACTACAGCGAGACTTGAGAGATTTAGAAAAAGGCTTGCCCCATGCCTACGTTCTAAAACCAGATTACGAAAAAGACATCAGCGACATAAAAAGTATGCTCGCTAAGATTTTTGACAAGCTAGATCACAAGCAAGACAAATGAGTTTTGAGATAGCATACGACAAGATGATGGTTGATGAAGGTGGCTATATCCTTCATACAATCCCAGGCGATACCGGCGGCACGACTTACGCTGGCATAGCAAGAAACAAAAATCCGCAATGGGCTGGATGGTCTTTTATAGACGCTAAACAAACGCCGCCCACAGAGTTAGTCAGAGACTTTTACAAAGCCAACTTCTGGAACCCAATACGCGGTGATGAGCTTAACCCTGCGATTGCTCAATCCATCTTTAATTTTGGTGTTAACGCTGGCGTATCAGTTGCAGTCAAACTTGCTCAGATTGTCGCTAAAACCGCTCCTGATGGGGTTATAGGCCCAAAAACCATATCAGCTCTCAACGGCATGTCAGAAGAGCTCTTTATTGCTCACTACGCTCTCGCAAAGATCGCACGATACAGAGACATCGTTCAGCGCGATAGAACTCAAATTAAGTTCTTCCTTGGCTGGGTAAATCGAGCGCTAAGGCTATGAACCCGCTAGGCATAGGCGCAATCATCGACTCTGTTGGAAAGGTTGCTAGTGACCTTATAACGACGGATAAAGAGCGCATAGAACTAGAGTTGGAAGGCAAGCGTATAGATCAAGCAACTGATTTAGCGCAAATGGAAGTCAATAAGACTGAGGCGCAAAATCAGAATTTATTTGTATCCGGCTGGAGGCCAGCAGTAGGTTGGGTTGGCGCTGGGGCTATGGCCTACCAGTTTCTTTTCTACCCGCTACTTGTTTGGGCGTGGGTTTGGCTGCAAGCGGAAGAGATTGTCCCCAAAGAAGTAAGCCCTCCGCCGATGCTTGATACCGAAGCTCTTTGGGTTATTCTTTCCGGGATGCTGGGGATTGCTGGAATGCGGAGTTTTGAAAAGACGCGTGGTGTAGCTCGGTAAGTTTACGTTTCACCATATCACCTACCGAGTCACCATGATGTTTTGCAATCTGCTCAATTAGCGGAAGCCGCCGAGTTTTAGGCTTCGATAAAAGCCAGTGAGCCCAATCCTCGACGACCAACGGCAAAACTTTCTCATAAGCTGCCGCAATTTCCGATCTATCACTGCTTTTCACTTCCTTGATTGTCGAGATCCAGTTCTCCGAGGCTCCATGCTCGAAATGCTTTGTGCTTTTCGATGGTGTCTTCGCATTCGGTGGAGGGCGGCTTCCAGCCGTACTGTCGCCAGATTTCTTCGACAGGCTTGAAGGTTCGCGGGGTTCTTTGCTCGGCAATTAACTCTCTCCAGCTCATCCTAATTTCCTTTGCATTGTGTCAACTTCCGCTAAAAAAGTCATTACGTCTTTTTCTAAGTCTTCAATGTCTTTGCGCTCTGGTTGAAACCGCACAACAAACAACTGGAGATGCTCTGGAAGCCGTGGATCAAACGATACAAAATCAACCCACTCTCTACCCGTACAAGCAAGCTGTGCAAGCATCTGGTGTTTGTGTTCGGAAGGTGGCTCGCCTTTCATCATCCACCCTAAATGGGTGGACGTTTTTGGGCATTTGATTTCTAGTAATCCATCCGTCCAGACTAGACCATCAGGCGAAGCTGCAAAGTTTGGAATCGTCGGGTGATTGACGATGGCAACCTGCTCGACCCAGATGCCCGTTTTAATCTCATATGCAGCCCTTGCGAGCGGTTCGTTGGCTGTTCCCCACTCCATATAAGCATTCGTATAAGACTCGATTGGTGAGCCTGTAAGACGCTCTGTAATGATGTCGGCTATGTAGTCGGCTCGCGTTGCCGTACCTTTTTTTGCTCTAGCAGCGGAGACGCGGGAAGCTGTCACCTTCCCGAGCCGAGCAAGTTTCCATTCCTCGGTTCCTTGTTCCATCAGAACGGTGCCTCATCATCGTAGGTTTCTTGTTTCTTGCTGCTAAGCATCTGCATTTGGTCAGCAACAATCTCTGTGGTGTAACGCTCAACACCGTTTTTGTCTGTCCACTTTCGGGTTTCAATTCGACCCTCAATGTAAACCTGGGAGCCTTTCTTAACGTACTTATCGACGATTTCGGCCAGCTTTGCCCAAAAGACAACGCGATGCCACTCAGTCTTTTCCTGGCGCTGACCGTCTTTTTCTTTCCAAGAATGTTTGGTTGCTAACGTCAAAGTGCAAACCGCAACCCCTGCGTCTGTGTACTTAGTCTCTGGATCTTTGCCAGCGTTACCAATAATGATCGCTTTGTTTACCGAACCCATACTTTTCCTCTTTCAAATAACCAACCGATTGTTGTGCGATGTGCTTGCTCCCACATTGCTTCTTTTTCCTGCTTATTCATTCTGTGCCCTTGGTCTATAGCCATGTGGCACCTGTAGCAAAGTGCTGCAATCCTATAGTCGTGTGCCTTTATGCCTTTTCCTTTCCCGTCTCTAAGTTGATTGCTGTGTGCGGCCACCACCGTTCCATCTTCAGCGCCGCATAAAGCACACTCAAACTCGCGTACGGTTTCCAACAGTTTTTGATTCCGATAAGTCATTGCGTATTCCTAATGTCTGCTCGGGCATTTGCTTGTTCTGAGCGCCAAATTTCCACGCGAGCCTGAGCAGCAATAAGATCCCATCGTAATTTTTCTTCTATTTCCACGGCTTGTTTTAAGCCCTCTAAAAGCTCCAAATACTCAGGGTGAGCGTACGCATCACGCTCTTGCGCCGAGATTGGCTGAGCCGTGTTTAGCTGCATTAGAAGCGCTTTCTTGCTCTTCCTAAACTCTTCCAAATAAACACGCTGAGCGCGAGCTTCTGCAAACTTGCCAGCATGTTTTAGGATGTAGTCAACCGCTGCGTGAGGGTCTCTCATGAGCACCTCAATATTTCAACAGAAGATTTTGTGGTGCAAGACTTATAAGATTGTTTGCCCCAATTGCCAGACAAATAAGCGGTAATTGCGCCAGATAAAGTTCTTGGGTCAAAGTCATTAAAAGGAATGACGACGACATCCCCAATTTTTACGTCAATCAAAAAAGGTTTGAAATAATTAGCCATTAATCCCGGTTTGTACTTTCGTGGGTTTTTAAGTTTTTTTGCGGTTGGCAATTCACCGTAAGTTTTACCTTCTTCGTCAATTACAAAATATTTGCATCCAGACGCGTTAAGCAGTCTTAACGCTTTATCTATAGCTAACGCTTTTACTGTGTTCATTGTCCTATTCCTAATGCTGTTTTACGTTGATCTTTAACCTTGATGATCTGCTTTTGCAGATTGGGATAATCCTTGTATTCGTTGTAATACTTTTCATACACTTCTTTCAAGGTCTCTTTGGTTGCTGCCGCGATTAGCATCAATTTTTCTGTGAACTCTGGAGTTTCTGCTTTTACTTCATGTGTGGTCGCGTCAGCGTCGTTATCGCCCTCTGTGGGGATGCAAAACGTCTGGAAGGCTGCGTACTTGTAAGCGGCGCTCATAGCTTTATTAGTAGCTTTATCCCCTGAATCCATCGCTTCGCCAAACGTCTTAACCGTGTGCTTAGTTCCATCGTGCGAAGAGACAAAGTCGAACTCAGCCTCGACCACCACATAAAAGAGTGACGATCCGGTTTTGCCCATGCGCTCGGAGACTTCCCGACGCATAACTCGAGGCAGAATCACCAGACCGTGCTTGCTGATGATCGGAGCCAGGGCGTTGTAAACGTCATCAATCCCGCGAAAGTTGTAGGACTGCTGAGCATTCTTGCGGTCTTTAGAGATTCCATGCTGGCAAAGATCGGCAGATACTTTTGCGATTAAGTTGTAGACGTTCATCTTTACCTCACGAACAGGAACATTAGAACCCCGTAAAACATTCCCAATGCTATGTAAGCCATCCATTCTATTTTCCTCATGTAAAACCCCGTTAAGTAAGAAACTTCACTATAAAACAGGTATCTTCAACTTATGCACACGGGCAGACAAAAGGCAGTAACCAGCAGATGAGCGGCAAATCACCAACTCAAAGATCACTAGAAAAGCTACGGTCTGAAGGCTATCTCTGTCAGATCGTAGAGCGCTGGAACCCTCACGCTCGCATACGCCAGGACTTGTTTGGCATAGGCGACATTCTGGCGATCAGGGAAGGCGAGACGCTTTTAGTGCAGACAACAAGCCGGGGCAATGTGGCTGCAAGGGTGACGAAGATTCAAGAGTCTGAGCATCTGGATAAGATCCTGGCGGCTGGCTGGAAGATCACCGTTCATGGTTGGGGGAAGCTGAAAGCGGGATGGACTTGCAAGATTGTGGATTTCTGAATACGATTGTTGAGTAGTACGCATTGGCTAGGGTAGCTCCCGAAAAGCGGTTCCTTCACCCGCCTGCCATATGCACCCATCAGTGAAGGCGACTTTGAAGGGAAGTCTATGCACTACTACCCGCATCATATCGGGGACTTTTTACGCGACACTGTTTCGTTAAGCCCCAAGGAATGCTACTTTTATCTCAGGCTTATTTGGCTTTATTACGAGTCAGAGAACCCACTACCAGACGATGTTGATGTTTTGGCTTTTAAGATTGGCGCTAGGGACGATCTTGATTGTGTTCGTATTCTGTTGCGTACGTTTTTCAGATATGACGAGGATCTGAAATCGTATACGCATCAGAGGATTGATGGCGAAATAAAGAAGTATCAACGCAAAGCCAAGTCTGCAAAAGCTGCGAATCAGATTAGATGGGAATTAGAAAAGGGTCTGAAATCAGATGCCAAACAGATCCCAACCAACAACCAAGAACCAATAACCAATAACCAACAACCAATTATTAAGAAGAGCTCGGCAAGCTCGCTTAAGCCTGATGATGTTAGCGAATCTGTTTGGTCAGACTTTTTGGCGCTTAGGAAGGCTAACAAATCACCGCTTACTGAAACAGCGCTGAAAGGCATCAAACGCGAAGCCGTGAATGCTGGCATGACGTTAGAAAAGGTTCTTCAGCTTTGCTGCGCTAGGGGCTGGAGAGGCTTTAAGGCTGAGTGGGTCACGGAAGAGGTCAAGAAAGACGATTTATACAAGCAAAACATAGAAGCCATTTTTGGTAAGCGACGAGAAATCGACATTACACCCCACCAAGACCTGCTGGAGGGCTAATGGACATTCAAATCATTGAGGTCATCTTCAAAAAGATGGCGCTTACTTATGGCAAGGCTTTTATGGATCAGTACAGAGACGTTCAGATCCAAGAAGTCATGCAAAACTGGGCTAAAGAACTCTCAGGATTTCGGCCGCATGAGATTGCTTACGGTCTTGAATGCTTGCCAGACAGACCGCCGAATGTCATCCAGTTTCGTGCCGTTTGTCGGATGGCGCCGCCGCCTATCGTGAAAATGCTTGCTGCTCCGATTGATAAAGAGCGAGGATTGCAAGAGATCAGCAAACTTAAATCACTGATGAGGCGAGCATGAAAGACGAGAAAGTAGACGCAACAATCAAGAAAGCAGTAAAGGCTGGCAAATGGCCGTTTCCTGCATTTGTAGGCAATAAATGGGTCAAGCCTAAGAAGATCAAGCCTGAGCCTATTGCTTTTGAACCAGCGCCGTTTTGAGGTAACTATGAAAGAACATCACGAACTAGTAAGCCAGTTAGCAAAGCCAGGGCAAGAAATCATCGACGAGCTAACACCTATGCAGGCTTACGCATTGCACATGGCTATAGGCGTATCTGGTGAGGCTGGCGAGCTTTTAGACACGATCAAGAAGTTTGCGATCTACCAAAAGCCGCTGGACTTCACAAACCTCATCGAAGAACTTGGCGACATAGAGTTTTACCTACAAGGGATTCGGCAAGCATTCTGCATAGACCGCGAAGACGTTCTGCAAGCAAACATAGAGAAACTTAGAAAGCGTTACGGCCAGACTTACAGTAATGCAGCGGCAATTGCGAGGGCTGACAAATGAGCAGAGAAGCTATGCAAATTGCTTTGGAAGCGCTCGAGGCTAATCTGGGAAATTGGGCGGCAAAAACAAAAGCCGTTGAGGTGTTGCGCCAAGCACTGGAGACAGAGCAAGAGCCTGTGGCGTGGCGTTCTACATCACCTGACAGAAAATTATCAAACAAATTTGCTTGTAAACCAACGGAAAGTAATTGGGTTGAACCACTTTACACCGCACCACCAAAGCGTGAATGGGTTGGGCTGACGGCTTATGAAATACAAGAGATCTATTCAGGAAATCAGCACTGGGGCAATTTTGCTTGCGCCATCGAAGCCAAGCTAAAGGAAAGAAATGGATAAGCAAGAAATCCTTGTATTGGCTCGGACGATGGGTGTGATGGTATCGGGCAGGCCTAAATTCCAAGCGTCTGTTGAAAAGTTTGGCAAGCGACTTATCAGGCAATTTAGACCGCTGACCAAAACTCAGAAGATCTATTTGGATGCGCTTACTGAGCCCAAGTCATTGCAAAACCTAGCCGATCAGTTTGGATGTACAACGCAAAACGCTCTTAAGATGATGAGAGCGCTCGAGGCTCGCAAGCTGATCACTAAGGAAAAGCTATTCAAGCAGCATATTGGCGCGTGGTCTTATTACTACCAAAGAAAATCATGAGCGGCGATCACAACATGAGTGACTCCATCAAATGGAAATCAACAATGACCGATGGTCAGTCAAAGGTTCTTGCTTACCTGAAGAAACGTAAGACACCAGCGACTCTGAAACAGGTTCAGTTGCAAATGAAAACGGACAAAAGATCTTGCGACAGAAATCTTAGGAACTTGACCAGAAAAGGCTACCTAAAAACAAAGGTAATCGTGAATGTGTTGGGGAAAGAACGTGTTTACGAGTTTGTAACCGACAAAGTTGAAGAAAAACCCGTGATCAAACAAAAGCCCAAGTTTCACAAAAGCAGAGTCACCGTAGAAACAAAGTTTTATAACAACCCTTTTAACATAGGACAATGACATGAAAATAGAAGCAAAGATGCAGGATCACGATTGGGTAGATGTCTATTACGCGCACGAAATCATGATCGTCCCGCACTACAGCAAGAAAAAAACGTACGTTCTTCCTGGCGGGCGTGAGGTAAAAGAGCAGACGCTGATTGACAAGGGTTATAAATACGCGGTCTCTTACCTGTGGCCGAGGCCGGTATGACAAACGAAGACATAATCAAGATGGCTCGGGAGGCTGGTCTAGCGTACGGGTCTGACGAAAAACCATTGGGGTCTGTAACACGCTTCGCTGCCCTTGTCGCTGCTGCCGAGCGTGAGGCGTGTGCGGCCGTGTGCTGCGACATGATCGACGCTGAATACAAGACAGGCAAAGTTGATCACAACGAGATGGCCTGGACGCAAGCCTGCGCCAATGCCATACGAGCAAGGACATGAAAGAGTATTTAGCCGGCAACGCTGTCTGGCGAACACCAGACGATGAGACGCCACCGCGCGGAGTAAAGATGCTGCTGCTAAACGCTGGAGGTGTTTGCGTAATCGGGACTTGGACAGATTGGGCAGTTGCATGGGCTCCGCTGCCCAAGATCCCTGAGCACATAAAACAAATGCTTATGGCAAAACACTTGAAAGGAATGCCATGATTGAAATACGACAAGACGAGGTAATCAGGATGGCGAA